CTAACAACTCATCTATTGTACTATCTACTTGTGTCTTACAAATGTTTTCATCACAGTGAAGAGTCCATAGACCATCACCCCAATGTGTATCTACTTCATTCATAGTAGCAACTTTATAAATAAGAATATCACCATCAATTAACAAACGTCTTTTAACTGGCTTTGCTTTCTTTCTCTCTATCATTGTACTGTCCTCTCTGTTATTGTTTTCTTGTTAAACAATTCTTTGAGTGGAATAAGTATGCACTTAGCGGCATTGTTATCTCCAATCATTTTGTAATTGTCTTTAAATTTTTCTGTTATTTCTTTTAGCTGAGGTACATCAAAGATAAGTTTACAATAATCTTTATCACCTTTGGCTAGTATGTGTATCCACCAGTCAGCTTTAGTAACAGATAGTCCACTGGGTTTACCCCAACACTCTACCTCTATTGCTATGTTACCAGTTTTATACCACCAGTCTCTTTCTGTTTTAACTTCTATTTTATTTTTATCTGCGTCTAGTAATGACGCTACTTTTTGTTCTCGCTCTTGACCATATTTCAAATCAATATCAAACTTATTATTTTTCATTAGTGTGTTTCACTCCAATTATTTCCTATGTTAAATTCTCCTGTAAGTGGGAGTCTTAATTGGAAGTAATCGCCAGTTCGTTTGATACATTCGACAGCTAGTCTACCAACAGTCTCAGCGTCTTTCTCAAGACATTCGACTTGTATTTCATCATGCACCCAAACCACTTGTTGTGCTTCAGGTATCTTTTTTATTTGTTTATCAAATTCAACGAGCCATTGTTTACAAACAAGAGCTCCGCCAGATTGTAATAAAGTATTCAATGCGGCGTGTGGTGACCTAACTTTAATGTGTCTCTTATCAAGACCAACGAGGTATCCACGCTCCGCCGCAGATTGTACTTGCGTAATGAGTTTACTCAACGCAGGTAAATTATTTAAGAAACGCTTTTTAACTTTAGACGCTTCACTAACTTTCTTGCCAGTAATTAATGCTATCTTTTTTACTCCACTTCCATATAAAAATGCGTAGTAAAAACGCTTCGCAAGGTCTCTTGACTCTAGCCCTGCAAGTTTCTGTGTCTCTGTATGTATGTCACCTTCTAATACAACTTTAGAATATTCTCCGTCATCATACTTAGACATGAAGTGAGCTAACATTCTGACTTCTAATCCTGATATATCTATACCCACTAGCTTCTTACCTTTGGGTACAGTAAATAATTCTCTACATTCTTTTCCAAATGGAACAGACACACTAGGAATCTGTGCTAAGTTTGGTGAGGAATGTGTAGCTCTGGCTGTAACAGTTGAGTTCGTATTACAGACACCATGTATCTTTCCGTTACGTTCTACCTTTAACCATGCCTGATTGCCTGTAGCTAGTTGTGCTATTCTTTTATCTAATAAGAAATGTTCACATAAAATTTTTGCTTCAGGATATTCCAGTTGTGATAACACTGAGTCATCTAGTTTAGGTTTACCATCTGGTGTAAACTCTTCTGGTTGCCAGTTATATTTTTCTTTTAATCTATCAGCTATGTGTAGTCTGCTTGATGGATTAAAGACTGTTACTTTATCTTTTAATTGTTTACCTGTTTTTTCTGATACTCTTTTAGTAGTAATAGGTAAAAAGATTTTAGATAGTTCCTCTTCTAATTCCATGCGTCTTGCATTTAATTTAGAATACAATGCTTCGGCTTTCTCTTTATGAAAAGTAAAACCATGTTTCTCTTGAGTGTAGATAAGTGTAGCTACCTCATGTTCTAAGTCCATTGCTTGTTCAGAGTAACCTCTGTTATGTATCATAGTAAATAAACTGTGAGTGACTTCTACATCTTGAACACAATAGTCTAGCATAGCAGGACTAAATGTTTTCCAGTCTGTATCAAATGCTTCCTTGTAATTGCCCACCCTATAACCCCACGCTTTCAAGCTGTGTCGACCAATACAATTCGCAGGGAAGTCATTTCGTTTAAAGTCACTGTCCCTAATATCTGGGAACAACAAACGAGTTGCTACGATTGTATCGAAAATTTTAGCTTTAGTTTTAAAGCCAAAAAATTTCTCTAGTACAGGTATATCAAACTTAATTATGTTATGACCTGCAATTAAATCTGCGTTCTCTAAAAGTCTAACCGCTTCTTCATTCGTGGGTTTTAATATTTCATTCGTGTCAATATTTTTTAAGACAATACAATGAACTGTTGAGCAGTCCTCAAGAAATCCATCTGTCTCTATGTCAAAACAATATCTCATAATTTTATCTTCTTAACTTTAATTACATTGCTAGAAGGCATGGTAGTTATGTTACCTACATCTCCTAATGTTCCATCATCATTGAAGTTCACATCTGAAACAACTATGTGCACCTCATTATCTTTTTTAATTAACCAACCAGTTGAGATACAAATTGTAACTTTACTATTGAGAGCGTCTTTCAAAGACAGCCAAGAAGAATTGCTATTTATGTCAGACCATGTGACTTGCACATAATCTGCATTTAATATTTTCTTGGTTACTGTTGGTAATGTCAATGTGTTCTCCTAATGTAATGTGTGTTTTTGTATGTCTAAACGGAAGGCGGCTTCTACGCCGTCAGCCATCAACGCCATGATTGCATGTTCAACAGCCACAAACGAAGAGTCTTTGGCTACATGAATAGTAATTATTTTATCTCGTTGTATCTTTGCTTCAGCTAATGCTTCCATTACTAGGTGTGTCCATTGCCTAGCATTTCTCCTAGAAGTCATCTAAGACATCAGCTTTCACTTCAGTAAGACAACCTGTTTCTAAATCATAAAACAAATCACAACAGTTTCCTGTCTCACCACTAAATCTGTTCTTAAGTATTTGTACTTTAGTAGTATTTTTTTCTGACTTTAAATCTCTAACCATAGAAATAACCATGTCAGATAGTTGAGCTATACTTGCTGAACCTCTAAGACTACTTAATGTGACTTGCTTTCCATCTTCAAAACCTTTGTCACCTTCAGTAGACCTACGCAAATGACTAACTAATATTAATCCAATGCCTGTCTCTTCTACTAAAGTTCTTAACTTACTAACTGTGTAGTCAATAAGTTTTCTTTCATCATTTGTTGTCTCATCACCAACGGCTGATAGTGCCATGTGTAAATGGTCAAGTACAACAAAGTCTACGTTACATGACTTAGCTAAGTATCTTATTTTAGATATTAGATTGTCACTAGCTGTAGAGCCAAAGTGATTGTATAAATAAAAGCTCCCATTACCAACAGTAGCGTCAAATGTTTTGTGAAGTTCGGTTTCATCTACGCCCTCTCTTGTTAAGTGTAATGGTTTCTTTAATGACACACCCATTATACCAAGAGCAGTTCTCTTAACGCTTTCTTCTAATGCAATGTATCCAACTTTAAAATCTTTCTGCAATAAATGCAGAGCAATGTGTCGGCAGAAACTACTCTTACCTACACCTGAACCTGCTGTTATTGTAACAAGCTCACCTTTACGAAGACCATGTGTCTTTGTATTCATACATTCAAATGGATAATCTACACTGACATACTCATCTTCTGTTTTAACTTCATTCCATAAGTCTGAACCTAATACTATTCCATCTGGTCTGTATGCTTTGCTTGACCAAATACAATCTACTAATTCTTTTACTTTACCTGCAACCAACATATCGTTAGCGTCTTTCATAGGTAACGTACAAATCTTTGCTTTATTAGGTGTAAGTAATTTTGCACATGCTAGTGCACCTGCTTTACCTTGTTCGTCTTGGTCAAACATAAAGACAACAGATTCAAAACCTTCAACCCATTCAAGTTCTCTTTGTATATCTTTCTTTGCACCTTGAGCTCCTGATTTAATACTAACAACAGGAAATTTATTCTGATTAATTTTGCTAATTGATAAGGCGTCAATTTCTCCTTCGCAGACTATCAACATTTTTCCTGTGTCTCTCCACAAATGCTGACCAAATAAACCAGACTCTTTTGCTTCACCTAACCATTGAAAAGTTTTATCTTGGTGTCGTAATTTTTGTGCAACTAATTGTCTGTCTTTATTATAATAGTTTGCAATCTGAACTGGCTTCCCATTGTATGTACCAGTTTGATAATTAAATTTTTGGAGAGTTGTTATATCTAAACCTCGTTTAGTAAGAGGTGTAACTTGACCTGTAACAAAGTCTTTGTTTATTGGTTTAGTTTCTGGTGTTGTCAAATCCTGTCC